CAAAGGCCTGTTTCAAATCCCTTTTCCATATAGCTTGTACGTCAGGTTGTTCTGAGACTCGTTCAATGTAACTCGGATGAAATGTAGGACAGAGCCAAGCATTAAAATCTAAATCAGGTATTGTAAACCCCCGCCACTTACTTATCGTCCCCAGATCTTTCATCCAACGGTGTCCTATTATGCTGTATAGTGCCGTATTTCCGAGGATAATAATTTTATGTGGGCAATACTCCTCTATTGTCCGAAGTATTGACCTACGGCAGCATTCCGCCTCAAAATTAGAAGGTGGGCGGTTAGTTCCCTTAAGATCTACAGGCCTACATAAAACCGCGTTGATGTTAACACAATCTTCAAACAAATCAATACCTAATGAAGAGTATGTTTTTTGGAGAAGCTTGCCAACTTTACCCTGCCAGGGTTTTCCTGTACGATCCTCTGCCTCTCCCGGAGCCTCACCTATGTTCAGTATCTTCTTTTTGAAATTACCGAAAGGTTTCATTTGTGGGGATTCACAGGTTCGGTGTAGGCCGCAAGTTACACAGGTGCCAACCTTACCCGCCGGTCGTGTAATTGACTCGACCTCTTTCTTTGTGAAGAACCCCTCTATCATTTGTTGTTCTTAAGAGCTTTCAGAATACCAACGTACACCCAGCCACTACCTGCGAACTTTATACGGTTACTTGTTAGTTCACAGGCTTGAGTTTCTTTCAGAATATCCTTCAACAGATATGGAGTAATGACAAATGCTATTTTCTTTCCTTCATACTTTTCCATCTCTAATGTTTCCACGAAGCGACCTGTATCCGAAGTGGCTTCCATTGTGAGGCCTTCATCGTCTACCGTTATGTGTATTTCTTCTTCCAACATGCGTTCACGTTTGGAGAACACCATGGCACGGGCAAGTGTCTCATCAAGCCCCTCCGGCAGGATAACCCTTGTACCGGATACCTGTAAGTGTTGATCCATTGCTGGATACTTGTCTTCGGCAAACAAACGACATGAAATTATTGTACCCCCTTGACAACGAAAATGGGCCCAACCTTGTCCCAATGCAATTCGTGTAGGTGCCAACTTAACCATCTCCACAACCGAAGCGGCAGGGATAAGTAAAGTAGGAATGGATAGTTCAGTTGATAATGTATAACGTGTGATACGGTAGCCGTCTGATGCCTCAACGAAACCGTCCTTGTTTATGTGTACACAGGTGAGAAGTGGTTGACTCATGTTTGTTCCGCTTGAAGTCATTACGAAACGGCAGGCATCAATAAACCCCTCAGGTAGTTTCTCCCACTTGCCTTTCTCTCCGAGTTGTTCTTCAAGGGGTAGTTTGATTTCACTTTGTAAGGTGAAGTTTGCCTTTGCTCGTCCAGCTGACAGCACAACTTCGGCATCGTTAATTTCAAGATCAATTTCTTTTTGTGACACCTTGCCAAGAAACTTGTACAGGTTCTCTGCTGAGATGGCCCCTGTCAAATTGAGGAAGTCCACAGGATGAGAAATACTGATCTCATCATTGTAAGTGACTACCTTTCCGTTTACAAAGGCAAAAGAAGTTGATTGCTCTATCAAATCTCTGTTTGCCAAACCTGGCTTAACAATTTCAAGAGCTGTTTTTAGATCATCCTTTACTATTTTCATTCTTCATATGGTTTAATAAGGTTTCTTTTAACTTGGATACAGGAAGTAATGTACCATCCAGGTATTCCGGTGCAACATACATGCGGTTTACTTTCTTGTCTTTGTGTCGATAAGATGTGTGCCAATATTTTGTGGGGATATCTCCGTACTTGAAAAATACAAACCAACCAGTTCGTACGAATAAAAGAACACATACCCCCTCTCCTCCTAATTTTTCTAAGGCATACTTGACACGATCCTTTTCAGCCGTGGCTTTAACGATTGATGAGGGCATATCATAACGAACATGCCCTTGTATCTGTTTAACGTAATCAACAACAGACATTTGACATTTAACAGGAACCGCCGTATATTCTTTTGAGGTGATCCATTGTGTATTACCAACTATTTGGCTTTCTTTCGTTGGAACTTCCTTTACAGGAGTCAATACGAAACCAGCCTCTTCCAATATTGGACGTAGGAATAACTCAATATCTTGTAGGTTTTTATCCCCACCAAAGACATGTTCTTTTTCAGGTAACGGAAATAACGTATCCATTATTTTCTGTATTTTGCTACCGCTTTGGCAATGTTCTCACTCCAATAAGCGTAGCTGATTAAGATATCAAGTTTAGGCCGTACCTTGCCAAAGATTGCCAAGTGTGTCGTTGTTGAGACACCCATGTACATGATGGTCTTTGGACCTTGTATCATCTCTTCCTTCTTGATCAAATTTTCTACATACGGACGTGGATACACAGGTGTTCTTCTTTGAAGACGTGTCCACATCGTTAAGTTCCACCTCATGCGTTCTTCCCAGTGATTGGCAAGTGTACGAACTTCGGTGTTAGAAGGTTTGATTATGTAACCAAACTCAGGTTTCAGTTCTTTCTTCGGATTCTTCTTGTCTTTACGTGTCGGGCGTTGTTCCTGATAACGAAGTTCTCCTAATTCAAACCCACCATCTACTATCAAACCTTCGTATGCCTTTTGAGCACTCGGTGGCAGGCCAAGAAAACTTGTCTCATTACCAACGACATGTTTAGCCTGATCCGATACACGGCAGATAAACATATCAAAGTACTTGAATTCGTTATCCCGTATTATTGGTAACAGGATACTGCCCCATACGGCGGATATGACAGGAGTAAAGGAGTCAACTGAGAACCAGGGATACTTGAGCATCTGATCAATCTGTGTCAAACCAAGGCCATGTATCTTAACTTTGGGCATGTTATCTTTGTCAAGGAAGAACTTCTTCCATATAACATCAAAGCCTTTTAACCGTTGTTCTGTATTCAAGTTAGCTACGGCACCGATGGCAATGTGATCAGTCTCGTCCAGGTACTTTTTCAAGTACTCTTCCTCTCCGGTTACCATGTGGTAAACAGGAATGGTGTGGGCTCCTAAGGATTTCAAGTACTTCCAATTCTCATAACTTTTCTTTGTGTCGTTGATATGGTCAAGGTTAATACAACCGTCAAACTCATGACCATGTTCAATAACGAATTGGGCATACTTATCAATGTCAATGGTGATACCCTGTCTGTATGCCGTGTAGGCACCGGAATCAATTAATACTCTTGGTGTTTTCATTCATATAGCATTATGTGAGAAACATCTTCATAGAACTGTTCAGCCTGACCTTCTGTCAATAACCGTGGTGTAGAAACCTTGTCAGCAAGTACTCCTTCAATGATTTTTACACATTCATCAATTGAGTCGTATAAGTACTCATTTGGGAGCAACTCCGGGTAACTGAACGCTCTTGGTGCCACCGGGACGCATCCGTTGCGTACGGCATCTACAATTTGGTAACCGTAGGTTTCCTCTTTGGCGGTTATCAATAAAACTTTGGATTCTGCCAAGTATTGGTAATAGGCGGCCCAAGAAGACATCACAAATGGTGTTTCAACTTTTAAACCCAATCGGCGGCACACTTCTTTTTCAAACTTCATATTTCTTTTCTGTAAACCTGGACGAGATACATTTATCAAAGTCCTGGTTTTCATTGGAAACAATAGCATTGGCAGTTCCGAAGAGAACGGTGGGTTTGGAAATGGCACGACAGCCGTATTCCCCCAACCGAGTTTTAAACGGTGGTAATGGGATGCTACGAATACAGTATCAAACAAGGCTGCTTGCCTTGTTTCAATTGGCCATTTCAATCCGCGTTCGTGTAAGAAATAATCATAACGGTTTTTGCTTGTGGCATGACAAATGGCAAAGCATTTCTTTGGTCGTTTGTGGAATAAGGCATTGGCAAACAAACCAGGATAACTTAAATCACAAAGCAAAAGGACGTCATCCGGTTTCAATACAAGATCCGCATATTGCATAATCTGCCGTGCTTCAAACTCCATAGCATTTTCCATAGGAGCAAATACACTACCGGGCATTCCGCTGGATTCAGGTAAGGAACTGAAAACAGAAGGATCAGTTACTCCAAGAGTCACTACCTTATCAAAGTATTTGGAGAACTGTTCTGGGAAGACTTTTGCCCACCATTGTTGATAACGCATCGGGGTGGGGTATTGTGGTACAAGAATTAGTCGGCTCATATCAGATTTTCATTATCCATTGTGTGTAACCTTCAAACAAGAAGTACTTATGGTCGTACTGCCACAGACTTTTCTTACTGGTGTAACAGTATTCTAAGTCGCGGCGTTTGAGTTCAGGGGTTTCAACCTCATGTAGGTATGGTACGTTCATATTTGTTGTGTAGAAAATCACTTTGTACCCGTCACGTAACATAATTATACCTACATTTCCAAGGTGTCGGTGTAGGGGGTGTATTTCATTGGTGGGATCCGGGAAGAGGTATGTCAGCCTGTTTAACATTGGAAGACTGTCAATTGAGCGCACACTGAAACCAAAGTACTCACTTGAGTTTACAGCCTCTTCCATCGCCTTTTCAGAACCGAAGTACACATCTGTTACCTGTCCTGTTTTTAATAGCTCGTAACAACCAATGATTTCGTCATCGGCATGTGGTGCTATGATTACATGGTCTTTCATACTCCGGTGCTCATTTGGAGTAACCCGTAGAACTCAATACGACAGGCGGTGTGATTCATAAAGTCTCCGTGAAGAGAAGATATAAAGCACTTGTCAACGTAGAACACTACGGCAACCCCCTCTGATTTCTCAAAGGTGTCGTTGAGGTGCTCTGTCAACGCCCCTGCCATATTCCGCAATTTCTGGATATCGTTTACCCAGCCATCAGTTTTGTTTGCCTTCATAAAGGCAACAACCACATTGTCAAGTGTGGTAAGATCATCATCGGTAATCATACCAATGTAAATAGGGAAACCCCAATGCGTGTACTTCCGTATGAGCAGGGGGCTGGCATGTTTGTCTACCAGTTTTGTAAAAGTTTCATTCTCCATAACCACTAAATATTTCGTCTTTGTTAATTTGATAAGCTTCTGCTAATTTCTCTATGGTTTCTTTTTGCATACCAAGAAGAGGGGCTTCAAGTTTGATTGGCCTACTGCCGTTTATTTGTAAGAGTTTATTCATTTGGTAAACCCACTCCTGTGAACAATCTGGGAATATGTTTTCACGATCGGCATAATTGGCTCCGTACCAGATTAAGTCAATTCCTTGGCTTTCTGCCAGTGAAGCTGCGTATGCGGTGAAAAGCATGTTCCGGGCAGGTACATGCCACGGGGACACCCCTTCGTACTGTTTATCCCCCGTTGTTAATTTGGAAGGGATAGGTAAAGTAATTGAAGCAAGTGTCCAATTGACTGCCCGTTTAGAACATTGAGCACGGGCATACTCAATTTCTTTTTCATGCTTTTGTCCGTAATGGAAAATGAGGCATGATACATCATATCCCAAATCCAAGGCAAGATTCAATAGAACAGTGCTATCCAATCCTCCGCTAAAGAGTAGGAGAAGTTTCTTTTTCATGTTGTTTCCTTTCTCTGATTTCAAGTAATAATCTATCAATTTCAAGATGTCGTATGCGACCGAATCTAAAAGCCGATCCAGTCAAATAGTTAAGGACTCTCCGAACCTTGAGTGGATCGGAGAAGTCCTGTAAATATGTTCTCAATATTTGGCAGTTGGTTGTGGGTGTATGCTTCCACGTACCAAGGAACGAGCGACGTATTATCTGCCACTCAAGGTCGTTTACAATTTCTTGTATTTTCATTTCCGGATAGCCTCGAACTGTATTTCGATTTTGGATGGGCGGGTTATTCTATCAACGGTGAACAGATCCTCCCTGGACAAGTACCATTCACCAACTTCATCATACCAAATGGAACGGTGTAATGTTTCATCAGGTGTGCTAAAGAGTTTGAAACAGGTAATGTCCAATGTTGAAAAGTCTCCACGACTTGTCCTGTTTGCCAATTCGTCCAACAGTTTGATAAAGTCCGGTGTAATAATAATCAACCGACCACCAGGCTTTAAGACACTCCATATTTTGAATAAGAGTGTGGTTATCTCCGCATGCGTAAGGTGCTCAAACAAGTGTTCAGCCCGTACCTCATCCACCGATTCTGCGGCAAATAAGGAAGGCAGTTCCTGTACATCAGCCTCAATGAAATTATGCCCTTTATATTCTTCTTCCGGCAATACCATAAGGTCAATGTTGATGTAGTCAGGCAACAGTTTATTGCCACAACCAAGATTCAGTTTTTTCATTCTACTCTTCGTTTAGACCATTTTGATTTATCAATGTGTTCTCCGGCATGCGAGGTAAACACCTTCTCCCCCATGGCAGGATCTTTTTCTTTCCAATAGTGATGTATAAAAGGACAGACCCAAATACAACCAGGGCAGTCCATCGCATCAAGACGAACAGCCTCCTTCCATTCCTCTGTCTTTTCAGGCAAATCAAAAATGGTAAATTTTGGTGTTCTTGTGCCCTTACGGTAACCACAGACTCGTAGAGTACCATCGGCATCAATTGTAGGACCATCATAGGGGTTACCCTGACAATGCCAACCCATCCCTATCAATTTGGGATTGTCAACGATTGCCTGTAGGTATTCAGGGTTGTATATTAGTAAATTTGATTCCTCAAGAAGAGACTTGAAAACAGAAGTCACAACGATATAATCTTGTTCTTTAAACAAGTAATCTTTCATGTCTTCCTCCGGTGGAAAGAAATCATACTGATGATCTTTACTCCAGTGAATAAGATTGATACCGGCAAATACACCTAAAGTGGTTAATTGTTGTACAATCAAACCAATGTAGGCAATGTTCTTGCGGTGTACTGTAATCGTACCTTGCATATCAACTTCCGGATGTAATTTTTTCACTCGGTAGAAAGCATCCCAGGCATCAGCCGCTTTTTCAATAGAGCTGTCACGTACCTGACTCCTGGCACCCATAGGATAATCAACCCCACAAGACAAGTTGTCAATAACTTTGTCTCCAAGAAGAATCTGCTCATGTCTGCTAAACAGTTTCTTTGGTGCAGTGGTGTACATGGCATATGGCACTTTGTTTGCCTTGAATATAGGAACCAACTTTTCACCCAAGAGCCAAGGTTCGTTTCCTAAGATAAGGTTGAAAGTTACACCGATATCTTTCAATATATCAAATGCCTCAATCCACTGTTCCTCTGTCAATTCCGGTCCGGTATCCTTTCCTTCACGAATAGAACAATAGGCACAGTCTCTTGGACATCTTCGCGTCATATACGTTACGGCAAGTTTCATGGTAAAGCAATCAGTTGTAACAATTCTGCTCTAGCTGTGGCCTCATCCAAGAAGCTGCCCGTCAATGACGAAGTTGTCATAGTTGACTGCTGTTTGTTTACTCCACGCATCCTCATACACATATGAGTGGCCTCAATGATACAGGCAGCACCCTCTGGTTGTAGATATTCCATTAACGCCTCAGTAACTTGTTGACCGATACGTTCCTGAATTTGTAATCTACGGGCAAAGACATCAACAAGTCGAGCCAACTTGGACAAGCCTATTACCTTCTTTCCTGGTATATAGGCAACATGAGCTTTTCCAAAAAATGGAAGCATGTGGTGTTCACACATAGAATAGAGCTCAATGTTCTTACAAATGACAATTTGACTGTACCCATTCGTGTCTACGAAGGTTGTGAACAATGATGCCACGTCCTGTTTGTAACCGGCATACAGTTCACTCCAAGATCTTACAACACGTTTGGGGGTGTCGTATAATCCCTCTCGCGAAGGATCCTCCCCCAAACGGTGTAAGATTTCCTTTAGCAGGTCTTCACTACTCAATCCCATTCTCGGTGAGTTTGAGGTTACCAAGCCAGTTCGGATCACGCTTGATCCTGTACTTGATATGGTTGTTTACCAGTCCCTGGTTAGCTGACATCTTAAGACCACGTTTCTTGATCTCCTTCTCAAGCTTAGGAAGGATCTCGTCCCATGCTCCACCGGCAAGTATCACCTCATCAGTGAAAGCGGCAAAGGAACCCTCATGCTTGAACTTCGGTTTGGCATCGCCTTCGGTTTTGACGTTGCCTTTCTTGGCAGGAGGAGCCGGAGGGGTTTTCTTGGAAGAGTCCTTCTTGGTAGTTGGTTTTTCTTCTTCCTCTTCCTCCTCTTCAGGATCTTCCTCCTCTTCAGGATCTTCCTCCTCTTCCTCCTTCACAGGAGCCGGTTTCTTCTTACCAGTTGACTTCGGCTTTTCTTTGTACTCTTCGATGATTTCAAGAGTCTCCTCAGTGAACTCATCATCAGGGGTAATGAGGCCTGGTTCGTTGACGGCATCCTTGATGATGGCTTCCAGCTCAGGGGCCTTCATCTTGTTTGTGATGACAATGTCATCCTTGTTCTCGTCAACAAGACCAAGTGTTTCAACCAGTTCTTTCGCTGCTGATCTCAGCTCTTCAATTTTACGCATAGTGTTTCAACTGTTTTAAATTAGACAATAAAGTTGTTCGCAGTATTATACGAAAAAGTTTTCTATTTCTATTTCAAATGCCTATTTTCTTGTCCCACAAGACAATGTGTTCACGTGTGCGGAACAGTACACCTTCCCGGATTGCTAATTGTACAACCATTTCTGTATTAGCATCTACCTCGGCTTTGGTCGCTCCTTCCGGCATGAGTATAACTTGAGATCGATCAATATATCGTGTTTTTAAAAACATTGAATCAATCTCATGCCAATCTTCCGGTTTGGTAATAACAAACTTGAACCAAGAATTACGGTAACTGGCAGCGTCTACAATGATTAAGGGATTGTACCTCTTCTGAAAAGGATTTCCACTGCTATCAAGTTTTGGAGAATTATTCCAACAATCAATGTACTGAGACATCACGCTGGTTGGGAATAAACTACACTCATTTTCAATTTCTGTGTAGGGTTTGAAGTGAAAACGCTTTTGAAACTGATACAAAAATTCTACCAAATGATCTTGTTGCAGTAATGGACTACCTCCGGTAAGGACAAGATGTTGTCCATTTTTTAGACTTGGTATGATTAGACTATCCGCCATCATTGAAAATAGTTCATCAAACGTGTACGGATTACCTTGTTTCCAAACTTCAGTGGTGTCACACCATACGCAATCCAATGAGCAACCTTGTAGGCGTAAGAAAGCCGAAGGGTGTCCAAGGTTTATCCCTTCTCCTTGTATGGAGTCATAAAAGAACTCAGAAACACGAAGGTAATTTTCATGCTCTGGCCTTTTTCGCTTTTCAATAGGAAAAGCCCGTATCAATTGTTTTGCTTCAATCATGGTTCGTACCGGGCTGAGGTTTTTGGTGTCTCACTTACTTCCACTGCACATACTTCGGGATGCATTGCATGAAAAATATTGAACAGATCCCAAGCCATGTTTTCAGCGGTGGGATTGTACTGTAAGAAATCATTGAGATGTTGATGATCAAACACGTCATCAATAAACTTTTTGATGTCGTCCAATTCCCGGTAATCAACGATAAAACCTGTGTCATTAAGTTTTTTCGCACAGAGCTCTACCGTCACCACATAATTGTGGCCGTGTACCCTGCTGCACGGGTGAGTCTCAGGCCGGCAATTAAGTTGGTGGCTTGCTGAGAAATGAAATTCTTTTCTAATTTTGTACATCTTGTCCTCCTATCTTTTGGTTAGTTATTCATCCGCTGGCATAACACCTGACATGTCTATCCACATTGGTTTTTCGATTCCCTTTTCATCAACAACCCATAAACGATGATTTTCATCATCAATACGATTGACAAGGAATCGCATAGAAAACCCTTCCGGTGTCATGTCAACACCAAGTTTTTTAGCAAAAGCGTCAGGGTTGAGCTTTAATCGTTGCCGTACGTAGAACTGAGTAGCATTTAGCTGCTGTTGTGTTTCTGCCTGCCGCATCTCACGAAGTTCATCCAGGCATTCTGTCAGTAACTGCTTATTGGCCTCAGACTTTGTCGAAGCTCGTACTGACTGTAATTTGAGAATGATTTGTTCTGTACTCATATCAATTGTTTTCTGTTGCTTCCCAATTCGTGTTGAGTTTATCTTCAGTCTGTGTGTAATGTAGAGAGAACGTCTTAAAACCAAAGCCCCCGGCACGTTGCTTATCTTTCATGATTGTAAACCAAGCTTCTCCAGCGTCTGGGTTCTTCCTTGCGTGATTTGTCAATCGGAAGATATTATGGGCCATAGCCCCCATGGCCGATGCTCCCCTAAGGCCCTTTTTGCCGTCTTTACCAGAGTGGTGTAGGAGAAGGCATGCTACATCGAGCGCACGGAGATCTCTCAGGAGGGGGCTTATTTTCACGTTCCATTCGCTATTACTGTTCTCTTCCTCAAGCCCAAACAGGGTGCTAACACTATCCAAGACAATCAACTTGTAGGTTGGGTGCTCTTTCAACCAATGTAAGAGTTTCAACTGGTTCTCTCGTTTGGCAAGGTAGAACGAATCTTCTGTAGCTAACTGATACTCCGGTATTGATAAAATTTGCATACGAAAGTCACTTCGTTGCTTACCCAACCACTCAAACTGAGTAACCCTTTCTTCCATTTCTTGCTCACCTAACTCCCCGTCAACATACAAGCATCCCGTGTTATGTTTGACTTGCCAAGTACCTATATCACATTCTTCTCGATCGAACTCTTTTAGGCCAAGAAGATACCCGATAGATATTGTCAACAACGATTTACCAGATCCGTAGTTCCCATAGATGATTGTCAACTGCCCTTCTCGTAACCAAGGTGATAAGAGCATTCGTGGTGGGTCCTTCCTGTGCCGACGTATCTGGGAAGCTGTCTTGATAAATGTTGTCAAGGAAACACCACCTGACTCGATAGGTTTAAAACTTCTTATCAACTCTACTGCATCCTCTGTCTTACCTTCCCCTACCAAACCTTCAATGGTTTGAGACAACAAACGGAGATGTCTTTCATTGAAATACTTCTCCGTTTCGTCAAACAAGAATTGGGTATCAACACCTTCCTTGACAAACTCTTTACTCAAGGATGGAAGAATATCTTGTTCTATTTCTTCCGCAATGTCTTTTGGTATCTTATTGTCGCGAACCTTACTCAAGTAGATTGCTTCGATGCCTTTGCCAGGGGCTTCGTTATACTTGTCAAAGTACTCCCAGATCCAAGTGGCAAGTCTCTTGGCAGTGACAGACTCAAGAAGTGAGATGTTCCAAATAGGTTTGACCTTCTTTAGAAACTCTGTCGAGGTGATTAAGCCGATCAGTATCTTTCTTTCTATCATGTCTATTCTATGTAGAGGTTGCCATAGGTGTCGCGATAATATCCATCAGGGCAGAGATTATATCTGATACCGTCATCAATAACAAATTTCTTTTGTCCTGGAGAGGTCCCGTATTCTATTCTTGTCATGGCATCTTCTAATCTAATAAATTTCATGCGGAGTGAGTACCCTGACTCGATTACTGGAACATACTCACCTCCTATATTCTTGTCGTACCAATCTAAAACCTTTTCTATCCTTTCCATCTCGACACCCATTGTCTCGGATAGCTTCCTAATCTCGGTGGCCCATTGTAGAAGTATCAAGTGGGTAGGATTGATTTTCTTTTTCTTCTTTATGATGTCGCGCAACCGTATCGCGTATGGTAGGCAAGATGCCGTTCTTTCTTCCTTGGTTAGCTTTGGTTTTGGCGGTAATTCTTGTATTGTCTTTTCAAGGAAAGGAAAACCGTTTGATTTAGGCTTTCTCTTGGCGGCTACTGACACGCCTTGATTAATGGAGGGGTTGCTTACTTTGTCTATATTTTTGGAAGAAATAGAAAAGGTTAGGTCTTTCTGGTCTTTATGTTTGGTACTAAAAGTACCAACAAAGACCTTACCTAAGAGTAAATATAAAAATAAATCTTTTGACACCTTGACGTTTATTGATTGCCCTTGATTTTGGGTGCGAAACCGATTGACGGTGTCGAAGATGTATCGTTCGAGTTTGCTAAAAGACTTTTGGGTGCGAAAATTGCTTGAGGGTATCTTGATATGTACATCTCCTGTTTCTTGACAAAAGTACACATCAACAGTCAAGGTAGTATCTTGTTTCTTTTCTTTAAATTTCGTTCGTTGCATGTCGCAAATTAATTGTGAAAATATCAGAAGGTTTCCCCGAGGCGGCGGGTACTCCCTTCTGATACAAACCTAAGAAAACTGGAAACAAAAATATCTTTTTCATGATCCGCCTATTCATGTTTTAGTTATCGTGCAAACAACAAATATAAAGACCGTTTTTGATATTTACAAACATATTATACGAAAAATTTTTGAGAACATTTATTCACTTGATTTTTATATAGTTGTACCAATGAATGTTGTTCACGCAACTTTCATAATTCGGTAGTCTACCCACATAGTTCTTCCATATTTCATGTGTAAAAAGCGAATTATATCAGTGTCAGTGAATGACATAGGAACCAATTCTTTCTTGAGTTTACCCTGAGGCATCGTGACGTACACCGTCTTCTTTCTGATGGAATTCATAGGGCATCTGCAGTTCTCATAAACACTTCATTTTCGGGCAGTGGGCAGTTCTCTATCCACTCGATATCTTCCTTGATTTTCCATTTGTGTTTCAAGGGGAATATCGAGATACCTTTAAAGATGTTTAGTCGCAGCGGAAGGCTCTCATCAAAGTCTGCCTCTCTTTCGGACTCAACAAAGTGACGGGCGTCGTATCTGTCATGTATCGTAACTGTGAGCCCGTCAAGCATCCAGTCAAGACAATAGAACAAAACAGTTGCCAAGTCTGTCGTGTACAGTATTATTTTGGCAAACGTGTTTTCTTTTCGTATTGCACGAATTAGACGTTGTACACGCAGCGGTTCTGTCATAGGTTCTCCACCTGTTATCATGATTTCATCGTACCCTGCGTAACTGGTACAGACAGGCAGTTTAGATAGGTCCCATTGATTGTTGCAACAACCGGAACAATTTTTGTTGCAGTTTTTCGTAATCAATAATCTTAGCTTTTTCATATGATTTGTTTTACAAGATAATTGGCTTCTTCTTGCGACAACCCACCAGGGTCACCAACGATATCAATTCTAAAGGCATCAACCCCGCGGAACTTGAGTTCGGCAACAAGTTTGTTGGCTTGCTTTATTGCTTGAGGGTCGTCATCGTACATAACGGCAACCCTGGTAAAGTGTCGGGCAATCTCTCTGACTTGCCTTGCAGTAAACTCAATGCCGAAAGTGGCAAAGGCATCGTACCCTAGACGCCAGACATCAGTAGGGCCCTCGACAGCGATACCTGTACTTCTCCATTTGTCTTGACGACCGTAGACAATATGTTTGTGGAAGATAACTTCGCGATCTTTGGGGCAGGTAATATATTTCCAAGGACTCTTGTTTGTGATATCCCGCGATGTAAAGCTCGCTGCCGTGTTGTCCCACAGTATAGGTATAATTATCCTATGCTTAAAAGATAAGTGATCCAGGGTAGAATAAGGACCCGTACCGACGACATTCCATTGTCGGATAATACGATCGGGATCGAAACCCCTGTCAAGTAAATATTTCCTGTGGTTCTTTTCTAAAGGTCCTGTCCCAGAGGGCATCTGGTGGGGCTTGGTAGGTGTCGCCGTTATTTGTTCTTTAGGCTTTGCAAAGATGATCCCGTATTGCTTTATCAACTCTGCGGTTTCTCCTGGGCTTACCTTTATCATCTTTGCTATTGTCGGCACGATAGGGTGCCAACCACAACGCCAACAATAATAGTGTTCATTGTGTAGATCGAAACCGAGATGGTACCCCGGGTTGCCTGTACACCAAGGGCAGGGTGAGTTTACCCAACCAGGTCGGCAATGCTTATGGCCCTCCGTCAAGTGGGAGATGCCAAAGTCATGATAAAGTTGTAGGATGTCCATTTAAAAGGGTTACAATATGTTATACGAATATCAGTACTATTTTACAGTCAAGAGAAAGCGGCTTCCAGATCCTCGATACCTTTCTCTATTTTAGTTTCATCCCATCCTCTTGCTAACATCATCTTTCGTACACGATGGTAGGCTTGGTAGGAAGGCATGCTGGCGAATTTCTTATAGGATTTCAAGACTAACTTTGCTATCTCACAAGCATCTTCTGTCAAGCCTTCCCAATAGAACTCTGGTGTCTCAGTCTCATAACGAAAGACATCTTCGTATGATTCCAAGCCGTTACCATAGTATTTCCGTTGTAGTTGACAGCGATAGTCTTCTAAATGATTCCAGATAGATCGCCAGACGTAGGTAGATATGGCACCTTTCTCCGGGGTGTAGGTATCAAGTGCCTGTAGATAAGCGAGGGCTGCCTCTTGAAATAAATCGTCCCAGTTTTCTCGGGTTTTCTTGTGGAAGGTCCAAGCTATTTTGCGTAATAGATTCAAGTGATCCATACTAAGATATATAACCTTTTATGAGTTCTGTTAACAATGATTCCTGTGCTGTTATCTCTCCGTCAAGTACGGCATCAAGTACTTTTCGTTTGCTGTCAAGTATGTGTGCAAGACGTTCCTCGATGGTATCAGGGGCAAGTAAGAAATAGATGTTGACAGAATCCTTTTGTCCAATCCTGTGACACCGGTCTTCCGCTTGACTAAGATCACCAGGTGTCCATGGCAGTTCCAAGAAGGCAACGTTGGAAGAGGCTGTCAATGTCAGTCCTACCCCTGCCGCTTTTATGTTACCAACGAAGAGTCTTATCTTGTCATTGCCTTGGAAGGCCTCAACTGCTTTGTTTCGTTCGGACAGTGATACTGATCCATCAATCTTAACGGCAATCTTACTAAACTTTTCCATCAAGGCATCTATCACAAACCTGTGCACGGCAAAGACAACAAGCTTCTCTCCATTCTCCAAGAAGTCCGAGATCCAGTCTATTGACTCTGCCAGTTTACCCTGTACAGATAATTGTTTCAACGCCTCGATTTTTGCAAGGGCTTCCGCGTTTGAAGCCCTACGGGCTGCCTCCGCTCCCTTTGTTTCACGCAGGAACCCTATAAAATCTTCTTCTGCGTCGCGATATTCCCCTCTGTTGTGTAACTGTACTGGGACAAACGATCGTACTTTAGGGGGCAACTGAGGCAGTACGTCACGCTTTAGACGTCTGATCATAACAGTACCCGTAAGGAGTTCATGTAGCTCTTGCGTATGTGATGCTCCACTGGTATCTAAACCAAAGCCATTCCACTTGGGATCACAGTACCTTTGAATGTAATATTGGGAACTGCTAAAGACTTCTGGTCTGATAAGACGTAGGGCATTGTAGGCTTCAATTGGTTTGTTGACAATTGGTGTGCCTGACAATGCTATCACATGGGGGATATCCTTACCAAGTTTTTTGATAGCCTTCGTTCGTAGTGCTTTGTTGCTTTTGTAGTAATGGCATTCGTCCGTGATAAGAACCTGTGGGCGTTTGCGTTTCAGGGTTTCAACCCATGCTGGAAGAACATCATAATTGATGATAATAATATCACCTGTTACCTTCCATGGAGTTGTACCCATCAGTATTTCCAAATTAGGTTTTGCCATCCATGTCAATACCTCTTTGGCCCAGTTCAATTTAAGGGATGCTGGTACGACAATAATGACAGGCCTTTTCTTCGGATGTGCTTCGATCCAAGCCAACGCCTGTACCGTTTTACCTAAGCCCATTTCATCCGCGACAAGAGCTCTTCCATTGTTTCTTTCAATGAAAGCTACCCCCTCCATTTGGAATGGATATAAGTTACCTTTCAGCTTCAACGGTACTTTTGCGACATTGGCTTTTTCTTCTTTCTTTTTCGTGGACAAAGTTTCCAACAGGGTGTCATCGAGGGTAAAACCCCATTCTTCCAATTGTTTGATTGTTTCTGGAAAGATAGGGGCACTCCAACATTTCTGTTCGGCATGCCATTTTCTTCCCGGTAACGTTCTGATATTGGTAAGGGTTTCAACGTCGTACGGGAACTCAATTTGAATTACCTTTTCACCCTGTTGGTTCTTTGCCAGAGTTGCTTTCTTGTTTATCATTCTTCGGTTTTGATTCTGTTGAAGAGGTCTCCTGCGATTTCCTGCAGTTCCATCCTACGTATGGCACTGACGTCTTCCTGGTTGGCATATCTGGTTATCCCCTGTGTCAGTTTCCACAGAGTGGCATCTCCCTGGAGCCCGTCAAGCGGATCGTTTCTCATAAGGAGTTCTCCTACGCTCTCCATTTCGCTTTTGAAGAGTTTTCCTGCCCTGAACAAACCTGTCAATTCCTTTACAGGATCAACCGTTTGGTCTGTGGCTGCTTTTATTTCAAGCATTCTTTCCTTTATGGCCGATGCTCCGTACAGATCCTTTGTCAGGTCCCGTATGGCACTGGCAGTTGTCATACTGTCAAGCTCATACGTCTTCTGCGAAAGTGCCATGTTCTCAGGGAGTCGGGCGCCCAGGTGTATTTGGCGAAGTACTGACTGCCGTACCATACCATTGAGACAGATGCCTTGCATGATAAATTGACGGAGCTCAAGGGCTTTGACACCGTAGTCAGAGGAGTCAATGCGTACACCGAATGCAAGGTAGATGACACCGTTCTTTTCAGTAAAGACTTCTATTGGTTGTGGCAACATGCTTTCAACCATGATACGTGTGTCGTCCATGTATCCGTCAGACAGTTGACCTCCATTCTGAAACACCTCATCAATGTGGGTGCCGAAGATCATTTCGGAATCAAGCCTCCGGTAGGAGTCTGAGAGAAATGCCCTGACTTCTGGACCAACTGTTCTCACCAGCATTTTACTGCGATCCAGCCAACCATTGTGCGTGTTGAGAATAGTGTACCCCAGACTGCGTTGCCATTCCTCTCCGAAGAGGAGCGCGGTCAAATACTGCCCCGGGATACCCAACTTTGCGGACAACTGACCAACGGCGTGGCGGTTGATGCGGAAGGGAGTTGGGCCTTCCTGTGGCAGGCGAAACGTTCCTCCAACCATTCCGTCATGGGGATGAAACTTTATCAGTTCCTGCTGACCTTTCCTTTCGGTGCCAACGTCGAAAAGAAAGTCACGTGAGATTTTACCTTCTTCCTGAAGGCGGGTTGTTGCTGTGATGGCATTGTTCATGCCTTTTTGTAGTTTCTGGGCAATTCGCGCCATGACTACATCTTTCATGTCATTCATCTTAGATTTGTATTTGGTGAATTAATAAGTAAATTTACAATCGGCTGCTCTATTGCTATATGCCGAAAGAAATGCAGGAACAGATCATCCCCTGTTCTGTACTTCTCCCCGTCTCCCTTGCGATAGTTATGTATATCCGCTATCGCTGAATATTTGGTGCATGGATAGGTGCCTACAAGAATATCGCTCCCGGGTTGATCCCCTACCCTGATATCCTTGATGTCCATATTCAGAACATCATGCGGCAGGTTGGCCCGGAGGGTCATGGAGGCCTGTGCATCAATTTCAAGGCTCTGAATAATTTCAATGCCGGAGAGAGATAGACCTAAGTCCATCCCCCCGGCACCACTAAAGTATGATTTTGCGGTTATCATGCCGTTATCCGTTTGGGTTCATCATCCTCTCGTCTGCCATATCCATGCGCCACTGATAGGCAGTTTTGCTATCAGGGTGGTAAACCTTTTTGTCTGCCGGGAAATACAGGCACCTGTCTCCCTTTTTGATGGCCCGGCCTGTTTCAGCACAGGTGCAGTTGAATTTGCTCTCAATCATGCGTGGGGCCTTGTACTTGTTTGAATACTTTATCATGGTGTGTGTTGTTTTAAGGGGGGATTGCTCCCCCCATGGTTTATAATACACCTGAATCTGCAAATGAATAATAAGCCTTGCCTGACACAATGATATGATCAAGCACCTGCATATCGAACAGGCTTGCAGCTTCCTTTATCTTCTGTGTGATCCGGATGTCTGAATCAGAGGGAGAGGTGTTCCCGGATGGATGGTTGTGGCACAGGATCATGCCGGAGGCCAATAGCTCAATGCCACGTTTAACTATCAGGCGCACATCGGTGACGGTTCCCGAGACACCACCCTGTGATATCTTTTCAATCTTTTCAACCCCGT